TGATGGTATGCCTTTATGGGCTATTAGGTCTTATTCTATTCCTTTAACAGCTAGTACAGCTACTTATAATATTGGTAATAGTCAAACTATAAATACACCTAAACCGTTAAAGATTACTCAAGCATATAATCATGATACTGTCGCTAATGTAGATATTCCTATGCGGATTCTCACTAGACAGGAATATAATATGTTAGGTAATAAAACTGTTAGTGGAAACCCAATACAAATCTTTTATGATCCTCAAAGAACTTATGGTATTCTCTCTGTATTTCCTGTACCTACTTCTACAGAAGCTACAAATAATACAATTATAATTCATTACCAAAGACCTTTTGAAGATTTTAATGCTAGTACTGATGAACTTGATTTTCCTCAAGAATGGTTTGATGCTGTTTGTTATGGATTAGCTTGTCGTCTTGCACCGGAAGCTGGTATTTCCTCTACTGATAGAAAACAATTATGGCAAGAGATGACTATTATTAAGAATGAAGCTTTAGGTTTTGGTACTGAGGAAGGAAGTATTCATTTCACAGCATCTTTAAGGAACTGGTAATATGGCGCTAACTGACGGACAAGAAGCTCTGAGTATGGAGCAAATTGCTGATGCAATTAATAGAAAAAAATTAGGTAATCAAAAAGATAAAAATAATCTTATTAATTGGGGCATGGATAATCAGGAAGCTTTCCGTCAAAAATATGGATCTTCTATTATCCAGCCTAATACTACTGTACAACCTAAAAGTATTAGTAATATTCCTATTAGTAATTCAGCATTATCGCCTACTGAGATTGAGTCATATTTATCAGGACAAGGTTATAAGAAATCACAAGGAGCAATAGATCCTAAACTTGCAAGTATATTAGGTTTTAATGATATAGGTACTTATAATAATAATTATTATTATAAAGGTGATTATGATCCAAGTACTGCCCAATGGGGTGCAGATAATTTATATAAAACAGAATCAGGTCCAGGTCAATATAATACCTATAACAATAATGGTTCTTTATTAGGCACGTCCTTTGGTTCTGTTAAAGATGCTATTAAAGCTTATCAAAAGAAATTTGTATCTGCACATCCAATTATAACACCAACACCTACTTATAATTCAATGCCAGATCCTGAAGTTGATCCTTGGTTAAATAGTCCAGAATATGCTAAACAAAAACAGGATTATATGATAGCTACAGCAGCGGCTGCTACACCAGAATGGAATCGTACTGATCCGTATAGTGGAGGTGCTTTAGAAGATTGGGAAGTATTAGGTCAAATGTTGGGTGGTGGTGCTATACCAACAATAAATGTAAATAGTCCTAGATATTCTGCACAACAAGCTTCTCAAGGACAAGATGAACCTATCAGTGGTCGTAATGCTCTTTATGGATCTACACCATTAATTGCTAATAATAAGATTATGGGCTATAAATTCAATCCTGTTGTGACTACAGGTAACGAATTTGGTTATGAAGCTCCTAACTATATTAAAAGATCTGATACTCATGGTGCTACTCGAAGTTTAGATTCTCTTGCAAGAATTTATGAACGCCCTGATTTATGGGGTGCCTACGCTAAGAATTTAGGTAACAATGAATTGTATGTTGATGCTGAGAATATGGACAAACTTCCTGGTTGGACTAATGCAGGTGAGTCTCAATATAGCCATCAAAGTAATGGTACTGCTGGTAAAGTCGCAAGTGTTCTAGGTACTATATTATCCTTTACACCTTTAGCTCCATTAGGTCTTGCGATTACGACTCTATCACAATTAGCTAATGGTAATCAACTTGGTGGTATCTTAGGAGCTATTGGTGGTGGTTTAAATATAGCAGGTGTAGGAGATAAACTAGGTTCTGCATTAGGTGTAGGAAGTAATGCTGGTAAAGGATTATTACAAGGTGGTCTTGGTACACTTGGTAGTGTAGTATCGGGTAAAGATCCAACACAAGGTATCATAAGTGGTTTAGGTTCTTATCTTGGTGGTGAGTTTGGTGATTATGCTTCTAAAGGTTTAGGTGGATTATTTGATTCTAATGAGGCAGGTAAATTTATATCCGATATAGGAGGTAAGGCTGCTGGTGGGGCTTTACAGAATCTTATATCTGGTAAGAATGTTGGTGAAGGTGCTGCATTAGGCGGATTGTCAGGTGGTCTTGGAAGTATGTTAAGTTCAATGACAGATAGTGGTATGACTCCTGAACAACGAGAAAAGAATTTACGTAGTTCACAAGGTCTTGCAAAAACAGTAGGTAAACTTGCTTTATCTAAACAACAGAAACGGAAAGTATAATGCCACAACAACGACAACCTATAGGAACACCTTTAAATGTAAGGGTTCCATTGATTGGTTCTTTTACTAATAGAGATTATAGTTCTTCTAAAGATCAACGATTTATTAATGTGTTTCCAGAAACACGTAAAGTTGAACAAATAGAAAATACAAAAATCTTTTTAAATAAAAGACCGGGATTAACTTCATATAAAACATTCTCTATTGGAGAAGGTCGTGGTATTGCTTATTTCAATAATAAGATCTATGTAGCTATTGGAAATACTGTATGGGAAGATGGTGTTACCCCAACATCTAAAATTACTTTAACAGGATCTACAGGTAAAGTGGGCATGATCGAATGTAACTCTTCATTAATAGGAGATTACTTATTTGTATGTGATGGTACTGCTGGCTGGATTATAGATACCTCGGGTACTGTTACAAATGCTAATGCTGGTGATGATGGTACGCACACTTTCCCAACTCCGCATAATCCAACTCCAACATGGATAGATGGTTATGTAGTTTTATCTAAAGGTTCTGATATATATACTTGTACTGTTGATGAACCAACTAAATGGCTAGATAGTGATTTCATATCCGCTGAATCTTTTCCTGATCCAATCTTAGGATTGGCAAGACAGAATAACCAAGTTGTTGCATTAGGACAAACATCTATTGAATTCTTTTATGATGCTGCTAATGCTTCTGGATCACCATTAAGTCGAAATGAAGCTGCGGTTATCCAAACAGGATGTATATCTACACACGCTATTTATCAGAATGAAAAATATTTTGCCTTTATAGGACAATCTGATTCTGGTGGTAGGGCAGTATGGTTTGTTGAAGGTTTTACACCAAAGAAAGTATCCGATGAATTCTTAGATCGTGTATTAGATAAAGAACCTAATTTAGAAAATGCTAGTGGTTTTGGATTTAGATCTATGGGCCATATGTTCTATCTTGTTAATCTTGTAGGACTAAGACGTACTTTTGTTTATGATGTAGATGAAAAACTATGGCATGAATGGAGTAATTATTCTAGTGGATCTCATACTGAATTTATATGTAACCATGCCGCCGATACCGATGAAGGTGCTGTTTACTTATTACATAGCTCAGATGGAGATGTATATAAACTAGATCCATCTTCTTATCAAGATGGCGATCATGGTATTATACGTGTAGAAATTATAACTAATAAATATGATATGGATACGTATAAAAGAAAATTCATGTCAACAGTAAAACCTGTGGGAGACTTACAAAGTGGTGGATTTCTTTATATCTCTTGGTCTGATGATGACTATCAAACCTGGACAACTGCAAGACAAATTGATTTATCTAGCACCTTTCCTAATGTTGCTAGATTAGGTTCTTTTAGACGTAGGGCATTTAAATTAGTTCATGAAGCTAATTATCCTTTACGTTTAGAATCTTTAGATATTACTTATACAGAAGGTATTTCATAATGGCTGCTGGTTCTTTACCACCCCCGCCTATTAATGATAAACCCGGGTCCTTTACTTGGTTAGAATGGTATCGACAATTACGTAATTACATCTCTACATCAGGCTCAGTGCCTTGGTATATCATTAACTTTGCTGGTTCTAATATTACAGACTTAGCTACATATTTGCATAATTCTTTACAGGGACTCCAGGGGGGTGCTGCTAATGAAAAGTATCATTTAACTTCTGCGGAGAATACTGCTTTAACAAACTCTACACAAAATACGTGGACGCCTGCTTTTACAAACTTAACAGTTGTTTCGGGTACTGGTGGAGCTACTTATGCAGGACGTTATAGTAGAATCGGTAGAACTGTTTTTTATACTGTAACTATTACATGTACAGGTACAGCTACCACAGCATCTACTGCTGGTAGTACTTA